GTAGTGCGTAAGGGGGACGGCAAGGACGTTGCACATAAACACGCACTAAGTAAAGGTGGCAGTAATCATAGAAGTAATCTAAAAATAGAGGACAAATCTGCAAATAGGTCGTTCAAAAGAAATGCGGATGGTTCTATGAAATCTGAAACTTCAAAAAGAGAAAAAAAACGTGGAAGGTAATTGTTCTATTTGTTTACAGTTTTCTTTACTAGCTTCTGCAAACATCTCAAAAAAAACAGGAAAGCGTCTTTATAGGTCTTGGTGTGAAAAGTGTGAAAAAGATCGCAAAACAAAATGGCGATTAAATAATAAAGATAAGTGGAATAAAAAAAGCAAAGAATGGTCAGAGAAAAACAAAGGTAAATCCAAAGAAATAAAGAAAAAGTGGAGAGACGCCAATAAAGACAAAATGAAACTTGCTAAAAGAAAATGGGGAATAGGTAATAAAGAAAAACTAAAAGCATATGTAAACATGCGTAGAAAAAGAGTAAAACAAGCAACGCCAAAGTGGTTAAGCGAATTTCACAAGTTATGGTTGTTTGAAATTTATCATTTAGCTCAAATTACACATATGCAAGTAGATCACATTGTTCCAATAAACAACAAAGATGTTTGCGGGCTGCACGTTCCGTGGAATTTACAATTACTGACTGCTAAAGAAAACTATGCAAAATCAAACAAATTGCAGTAAGCGCCCATTAAGTAAAGGTGGTGGCAATCATAGGTCTAATTTACGTGCTGTACCTGCTTCTAAGAATAGGTCGTTTGCTCGTACTAAAAACGGAAAAATGAAATAATGTTAAAACCTCAAATGGTTCGGGACACAAGTGGCGGTGTCGTACAAGCGTTGCAGCCTACAGAAAATGTAACACTGAGTGTTACTACTTCTTCGGCAAGAGTTCAGCTTCCTAGTGACACTGAGCTTGTACGCATTGCTACTTTAGTTGATGTTTATTTGCAATTTGGTGGAAGTGGCGTTACAGCAACCACTTCGTCTATGTTGTTTCCTGCTGGAACAGAAGTGTTTAACACTCAAGACGCTACTACTACTCATGTAGCAGCTTTGTTAGTGGGTACAACTTCTGGTGCATTAACTGCGACAAAAATGTTATGATTATTTTTCTTAAAAAACTGCTTAAAATTAAACTGACGTTACAAGAAAAAGAAAAAGAAATGTGGAGTTTAACTAAAAAATATGAAAAATATAAAGAAGCCCGTAGAGTATTAGCAAAGGAGTTTAATAATGGCTAATGCTATATATGGTAAAGCACGGGAAAAATTCCTTAATGCTGACATTGATTGGTCGGTAGACACTATTAAAGTGGCTCTTGTTGATACTGCAAGTTATACGGTTGCTATTGATACAGACGAGTTCTATAGCACTATATCGTCTGCTGTTGTAGGTACTCCTATTACATTGAGTGGTAAAACATCAACATTAGGTGTTGCAGATGCAAACGATGTTAGCTTTACTGGTTTGTCTGGAGCGCCTTCTATTGAGGCTTTAGCAATTTATAAAGATACAGGTGTAGCTGGAACGTCGCCTCTTATTGCTTACATAGATACAGCAACAGGTTTGCCTGTATCTGCTGGTGCAACTCAAGCGGATGTTACTTGGGACAACGGCGCTAATAAAATTTTCAAACTATAGGTGATAAATGGCTGATAATGTAGGGTACACTCCCGGTACTGGTGAAACAGTTGCAACAGATGATGTTTCTGGTGTCCAGTATCAACGCATTAAGTTGACAGATGGGCAGCCTGATTCAGCCGTCCATGCGAGAGTAAAAGCGACAAACGCAGACGCTACCGACGCTGGCATTGTTGTTCGTCCAACACCGCAAAAAACATGGTCGGTGAGCTTTACGCGAGTAAGTGCGTCGGCACTCGATAGCCCGGAAATGACGCAGCGCAGGCTTGGTGCTGGCATGGGCGTTTCGCAATCGTCAGGCAATTTAGTAGTGACGACAGGAACAACGGCAAACGCCGAATTCTTGGCGCGCTCCACCATCACATTTAACGGCGCACTTATTGAGCGACACCAGACAATACTGAGCCAGCGTATTGCCAACAACAACTTCGCGGTATTACTAGCTGACCGTATTGCTGAAGGTGCGTCATGTACGATTAACAGCGCTACGAGTATTACAGTAACCGTAGTAGCTCATGGATTCACTGCGGCGAATGTTGGTCAGTTTATGAATATCGGCGCTATTAGTGGGGCAAACGGTGTGCCGGGTAGGTACGCTATTGCTTCCATTCCGTCAGCCGATACCATTACTTTTACGGTCGCTGGCTGGCCTGCCTCTGGTTCATGCACGGTTGACATATTTGGCTGGAACTATGTACGGTGGTTGTATTCAGGCACGACTGCCACTGCCGCTGCAATTGATGCTCAGAGATATGGCTGGAACTCTGGCGACACGACAGCGACAATAAATACGACTGCTTCGCCGGGTCACATGGCGCAGACGGCAATTGACGGTCGAAATATCTATTTTTCCGATACGTTGGTGGCTTCAAGCACCACGCCTGCGGTAGCGGTACGTGGTCATAGATACGTGAATATCCCCGATGATGACGTTGAGTTGTTCATGTATTTATGGGCGTTTAACGGTTCAACGGCTCCAGCTAGTACGACAACATGGACGGTGGGCTTTGTAGCGGTTGAAGATGTTGTAAATACACCGGTTTATTTGGCTGGCGTAAGACAACAGGGTTTTTCATCTCCGCTTCCCGTGGTATTTCCTGCGGCGCAAACGGTTACATTATCTGCTAATACTCCTACACTGGCGGCAGGCACAAACTTAGCTGCTGACGTTGGCGTTCAATATCGCGCTAGTGCTACTGGTGCAGCATCCTTTGTTTCTGTGCTATCTCCAGCGACACCGTCGTCTGCCACGATCAAAGGTAGTGCTGGGCGGCTTCTCAGCTGGCAATTGCAAAACAGCAGTACCGGCCTTAGATCGGTCAAGATATTCAACGCCACCGCACCAACTCTTGGGACAACGTCAGCCGCGTTCGAAATTGATATCCCGGCGGGCGGGAAAGATGTTGTGCAGCTTCCTGGCGGCATTGCGTTCGCCACCGCAATAACGTACAGCGTCACTGCCGCAAAAGGATTGACCGACAATACCGCAACGGGCTTGGCGGCTAACGATGTTTCAGGCTCATTCTTCTTCGCATAAAGGCTAAACATGACTAAGACAGCAGATTTATCTATTTTAATCCGCGACCCAGAAGGTAATGTTATGGGGAACCAAAACGCTATCGGCATTACTGATGATGACGGCGTTACTGTGGTAATACCTTTGGGTTATTTAATGGACATTCAAAATGTTCCGTTGAGCGACCTGACGTTCAATGTTATTGCGCCCGCAGTGCCAAAAACGCCGACAGCGGTAGTTAGTCGCGTTGACGACGTAGAAAACAATATCAGCACTATTGTTTTCGGCTACGAATGAGATGTAGCTAACGCTGTAAATCATTTAATTGTGCAACGCGCATCTGCTTCCGAAATTGGTGATATTAGTCAAATCGAGCGCATTGATGCAGAAATTACCACGACACAAACAACATTGAATCTATTAAAATCTTTATAAAATAAATGCTTTTAACACTTCTAAGCCCTCAAACTCTAGGTGTTCCCACTGTTTATCCGACTGGAATACCTAGCGCAGAGGCGTTTGGAAACCCTGTAGTAACTTCTACTGGCGGGGGCACTGCTTCGGTGTTTCCTTCCAGTATTTTAAGCGCAGAAGCATTTGGAAATGCTGTTGTTTCAACAGGTGGGGCAGTAGTAAGTGTTAGACGTTATTACCCAAGACACATGAGAAAATTCATAGGTCGTCGTTAATGGTAGTTAAAAAGAAACAATTAGACAAACAAGCCATACGTGAGGCTGCTGAGGCTGATTTAGAGACTTTTATTCGTCTTATAGCGCCTCATCGTGTATTAGGGGATATTCATTCTGAACTTTGCCGTTGGTGGACTAGAGATGACGCAAAAGATAACCAACTTCTTTTATTGCCGCGTGACCACTGTAAAAGTGCTATGGTCGCCTATCGTGTGGCATGGTGGATTACAAAGCATCCTGATACCACTGTCTTATATGTATCTGCAACAGCTAACTTAGCAGAAAAGCAGTTAAAGTTTATTAAGGACATTTTTACTAGCGACACTTATAAGTTTTATTGGCCTGAAATGGTTAATGAGCAAGAAGGTCGTAGAGAAAAGTGGACTGAGGGCGAAATTGCTATTGACCACCCTAAACGTAAACAAGAAGGTGTACGTGACCCAACTATTAAAGCTGTTGGTATTGGTGCTAACGTCACTGGTATGCACTGTAGTTTGGCTGTTTTGGATGACGTTGTTACTCCCGATAATGCTTATACTGAAAAGGGAAGGGACGATGTTAAGTCGTACTACTCGCAGCTATCGTCTATTGAGTCAACGGGGTCTAAAGAGTGGGTCGTAGGTACTCGCTACCATCCGGGAGATTTGTATAAAGACTTGATGGAAATGACGGAAACCTATTATGACGCTGAAAAAGATGAAGATGTAGAAGTACCTGTCTATGAAGTGTTTGAGCGTGTTGTAGAAACTGATGGTGAGTTCCTATGGCCTAAGCAACGTAGAGCAGATGGAAAGACATTTGGGTTTGACGAAAGAGAATTAGCGCGTAAGAAAGCAAAATACTTAGACATTACGCAATTCTTTGCTCAATACTACAATAACCCCAATGCGTCTGAAAATGCCATTATAGACAGAAGCAGGTTTAATTATTATGAGCGAGAATCGGTAACTAACGTAAGTGGTGCATGGTACATAGGTGATAAACTTATCAATGTGTTTGCCGCTATGGACTTTGCGTACACAATAAATACAGGTTCAGATTTTACCGTAATTTTAATACTAGGCGTAGACGAAGATAATTATTTGTATGTCTTAGACATTGAAAGATTTAAGACAAACAAGATTAGCGTCATGTATGACAAAGTAGAAAGAATGTATCGTAAATGGCGCTTTAGAAAAATACGGTGCGAAGTGTCAGGGATGCAAAAGATTATTGTGTCTCAATTCAAAGATTACATGAGAAGTCAAAACATAGTGTTTTCTATTGATGAGTACACCCCACCTAGAAACGTAAAGAAAGAAGAACGTATTTCAGCTATTTTGGAACCGCGTTATCAACATGGGTTTGTCTTTCATTACAAAGGCGGTAACTGTTCTCTGTTGGAAGAAGAACTCATAATGAATCATCCTGAGCATGACGACATAAAAGATGCTTTAGCGTCGTGTGTTGAAATAGCTAAACCGCCAATTTCTTCACGTAGGTCTAAAGATAAAAGCAATGTAATAGAATTTTCTTCGCGCTTTGGAGGCGTTAGATTTCGATGAATGATAACATTGAAGTAGATAGTTTTGATGCAGACCATCTAGCCACAA